AGATGTTCTTGCGGTATATGATGTTACAGCTGAAGGCTGGCGTTCATTCCGTTGGGATTCGCTTAAAGATTTTAAAGTGGAGCAATAAATGAGTATGATTTATAAAGGTGAGGTTGTAGAAACCGAGCTATCTAAAAATTCTATGGGCGGAACAGAAATGATGCGAAAGCGCCTTCTTAGTACGGTTCAAAAAGAATTGTTAGAAGGTTATGCAATCCACTTTTCAAGACCTCGTGACATTCCTAAAGATGTAAAAAATATTATGTATTGTCATGATCTTGCAGAAGATCCAGAAAACAAGGTCTTGATGGAAGACGGTTGGAAGCAATTCGATCATTTTGTTTTTGTGTCCTCGTGGCAGCGTGATCAGTATATTCGATTGTTTCAAATCCCGTATTCTAAATGTTCTGTTATTCCTAATGCTATTGAAAAGCGTTATGAAGCAAAAGAAAAAGATACAACAGGCACTATTCGATTTATCTATCATACTACACCACATCGTGGTCTAGAACTTGTATTTCCTATTATAGATGCGCTGTCTCGGGAATATCCGAATATTCATCTAGATGTTTATTCGTCTTTTGCAATTTACGGTTGGGCTCAACGCGATGAACCATACGCTAAATTGTTTGAACAGATCAAAGCACATCCTAATATGACTTATCATGGTGCAGTTCCTAATGAACAAGTTCTTCAAGCATTAGATAATGCGCATATTTTCTTGTATCCAAACATTTGGAAAGAAACCTCTTGTATTGCTTTGATTGAAGCTATTCGTAGTGGATTGCTATGTATTCATCCAAACTTTGGTGCTTTACCTGAAACTGCAGCAAATGCTACAATCATGTATGATTATACAGAAGATACGGCAGATCATGCTAATCTAGCTTACGCTGTTACGAAAAGCGTCTTAGAGCATCAGAAAAACGATCCCAATTTCCTTACAAGATTCACCCGTTCAGACCGCTTTGGTTTAGTTCCTAACGACATCAACAGCTTTTCTAACTCGTGGACAAAACTATTACGCCAGAAATACCAATAAAGGTTGACATTTCAGTTTACATGTGTTATAATTAACATGTAAACTAACTTAAACATTAAAGAATATTATGGCAATCCTAGTTGATTATAATCAAGTTATCCTAGCTTCACTTTTTGCAAGCATCGGTAACCACACTGATGTAGCAGCAGACGAGAACATCATTCGTCATATGTTCCTTAACTCTTTGCGTTCTAACCGCAAAAAGTTTTCTGCAGAATATGGCGAAATCGTTATTTGTGCTGACGGTAAAAATACTTGGCGCAGAGAAGCATATCCGTATTACAAAGCTAATCGCAAAAAGTCTCGCGACGAATCTGGTATGGATTGGAATGCTTTGTTTGAAATTATGAATAACATTCGTGGTGAACTGCGAGAATTCTTTCCATATAAAGTAGTTCACATTGATCATTGCGAGGCCGACGACATTATTGGTACAGTATGTAACACCTTTGGATCTGAATTGAATATTGGTGCTGAAAAGTTCCTTATTCTGTCTGGTGATAAAGACTACATCCAACTGCAAAAATACGCTAACATTCATCAATACGATCCTATTCGTAAGCGTTGGTTGCGTACAGATCAACCTGATCAATTTTTGCAAGAACATATTATCAAAGGTGATACTGGTGACGGTGTACCTAATATTCTCTCTGCTGATAACTGTCTTGCTGTTGGCGAGCGACAAAAAGCAATGACACAAAAGCGTCTAGATTTGTACAAGCAAGGTACGGATAAAATGGATGAAGAAACACTGCGACGTTTCTACCGTAACAAAATGATGATTGATCTTTCGCAAATTCCACAAAAATATCAAGATCAGATTCTAGACGAATACAACCAAGAAAAAACGGTTGGCCGTGAGCAACTTTTCAACTTCTTTATTAAAAAGAAGTTGAAACATCTTATTACTGATTTACAGGACTTTTAAAATGGCAGTAAGAATTTCTATCACAGAAATCATTCAAAGCGCAGCTGAAAAGAAAACAACTGAAGAAAAAGTTGATTTTCTTCGTAAAAATGATAATCCAGCACTTAGAATTGTGCTAAAATATACATATGATAACGCGATTGAGTTTTTGATTCCGAACACACCTCCACCTTGGGAGAAAAACGAATACGAAGACGAAGCAAAAAGTCTTTTATTTAGAGAAGCTCGTAAATTAAGAATGTTCATTAAAAACGGCGGATATGATAGTTTAAATAAAGTCAAGCGCGAACAGCTGTTTATTAGTCTTTTAGAAGATGTTGATAATGATGACGCAGATACTCTCTGCCAAATGATTAGCAAGAAGCCTTTTAAAGGACTTACTAAAAAGACTATTGAAGAAGCATTTCCTAATCTAATTGAATCGTAATAAAGGCAGTACGTAAATGAGTAATGGCATCAAAAAATTCCGTGAAACATGGGAAGATGATGAGTGGGGTTCTGATGATTCTCCTTCCAGAAAAAGAAAAGAAAGAACAAAAGAGCAGCGTAAAAAAGCTCGAGATCAGAAGCTTTCTGACCGTTGGTATGATGACGACATGAAAATAAAGCGAAAAAAGAAGTAAAAAGTGTATCTTTTTTGACACACTTTCGCAAAAGTAGTGTACATTTGTTCTGAAATGATGTATAATTAATTATATTCAGAAACAAAGGAGCTTTTATGAAATACGCAAACCACTTCGGATACAGTGATGTTAACCCTTTTGAAATCGTTCGTAAAGTCTCAGACAAAACGATCGAAATTCGTGAAATGAATGCAGTTCGTGACGAATCAGTAAAGATGGAGTTTGTTGTTGGTGGCTTCTCAGCTCACTGCACAAATCAACGTGATCAAAAGTGGGATATTTCATCTGATGAAACTGCTCCAGTTGTTCGAATTCGATTCAGCAAAAACCGTGGATGGCAAGATAAACACGGTCGCCGATTCGATCTGGCGGAAAAACCAGTGAAATTTTACGACTATAACTTCTAAAACTGTTGACAATTGTTCTGAAATGATGTATAATTAATCATAGATTGAAAAAAGGCACAAATCATGAATATGTACACTAAACACATTGCAGCTCTTTTGAAAATTACCATCGAACAAGCTTTGAAAGTACAAGCTCGGATGGAAGGCAACGGAGTTGATTTTTCAGAAGTTTCTACCCGCACTTTCAACAAAGAAGCTAAAGCAGCTGCTCAAGAAATTGGAGTTAAATAATGATCACTAATCGCAACGACACAATCGAACTGATCTTGGAACATGCTATCCAACAAGGTTCTTACTCACAATTCTACATGAATCGATTGTCAGCAATGAATGATGCTGAACTTAATATGGAACTTGAACGTATCGAAAACATCGCGGTTTATGGTGTTGCAGATTACGGATTTGTTGATGTAGGTGGAATGACTTATGACGAAGTTCGTAATCTTTCTAGAGGTGACTAATGAATAACATCATAGTAAACGGTGGAAAACGTTCAGAACGTGACATCGTAGAGCATGCCGTTCATTGGTGTGTTCAAAAAATGATGCCAAAAATTAAAACGCTTGATATAGAAGTAACCATCTTAAAGCTTGATGACGCTTTTGGCTATTGTTTATGTGAAGATAAACGTACTTTTCAACTTGACATCAAAAAAGGTTTAACTCTTTATGACTTGATTAGTACTGTTTGCCATGAAATGACTCATGTAAAACAATACGTCCGTGGCGAACTTAAAGAAGTTAATTATGGCGCTAAGTGGAAAGGTAAGCTATTTAAAGATAGTATGGCATATGCAAAAATGCCTTGGGAAAAAGAAGCATTTGACCTAGAAAAAGAGTTAACATTTAAATGCTTTGAAGAAATTAGTTTTACATTTCATAATCAATAAATAAAGCTAAATAACATATAGGAAAGCAAATGGAAAACCTAACTCTATCAGAAATTAATCAACTTATTGTAGAAGCAGGTGGTGCTGTTGTAGCAGAAACTGCTGAATTTAGACAAATTAATGCTTCAGGCGAAGCATCATATCGTATTACTTATCCGGGTTCAAGCACAGTTATGCAAATGAACTCTGAGGGATCGATGGAAGAAATTACAAGCGATACAACTACGAATACTATTTTCGTTACTGCAAAAGAAGATGGTGGATTCAGGGCAAGTATCAATAGTTTACTCTAAACAAAAATGCCCCTAAGGGCATTTCTAAGAATTGGCTAGGATTTTCCTAGCCTTTTTTATTCATTTTTATTAGTACTCTTGTATGCATCAGCACCAAAGAATGCAGCAACTAAAGCTGAAATAGCAATAAAGTATGTTGGCGCAATATCACCAATAATGCCAGCAGCTGTATCTAAACCTAGGAATGAAGTAACCATGATTGTTGTTGGATATAGTAGCATACCAAACAATGCGAACCATGTCATTTTGCGCATAGCATCGCGTTGAGCATCTTGATCTTCTAAAGTTTTACGTTTAAACTCTAGATGCATGTCCATTTCTGATTGGCTAATGTGACCATCTTCATTAGCGTCCATGCCTTCAACTGCAGTTGAGTCAATTGTTTTTCTCGTTGCCATATATATCCCCTGTAAATTTACGGTTTAAATACATAACAAAGAACCTCACACTATAACTATTTATAAATAACAGTATTGGATCATTAGATCTAATCAAATCAAAACAAATAAATGCTAATAGTCAAAGGAGACGAAGATGGCAATAAAAATCAATAGTACTGTAGTGATTAACAATTCTCGTCAATTGGAAAATATCACAGAAGCCGATGTAACTACTGACGCA